GAAGGGATACCGCTGGTGGAGGTTCCGCAGACGGTCCGCAATCTGTCAGAGGCCATGAAGGAAACGGAATCACTGGTCTATGCCGGGCGTTTCCACCACAGCAATCACCCGGTCATGAACTGGATGATGTCTAACGTTACGGTGAAACCGGACAAAAACAACAATATCTTCCCGAATAAATCCACGCTGGAAGCCAAAATCGACGGCCCTGTGGCGATGTTTACAGCAATGAGCCGGATGCTGGTCAATGGCGGTGAACCGGAGCCGGATCTGTCTGAGCATCTGGTCAGCGTTGGTATTCGCTCGCTTTAACCGAGGTCATTATGTTTCTGATAATTCTCACGCCACTGGTGGGCGTGCTGGGGGCGCTTTTGCTGGCGTATGGCGCCTGGCTGATTTATCCCCCGGCTGGTTTTGTTGTTGCCGGGGCGCTGTGTCTGTGCTGGTCGTGGCTGGTTGCGCGTTATCTCGATCGCGGTCACCGGGTCGCCTCCGGAGGTGAGTAATGTTTTTCCAGGGGCTTTTTCAACGCAAAAATAACACCCCCGTCACAACGCCCGGGATGCTTGCGGAAGAGCTGGGGTTGTCATACGACACCTATACCGGAAAGCGGATCAGCAGCCAGCGGGCCATGCGGCTGACGGCGGTCTATTCCTGCGTCAGGGTGCTGGCTGAGTCTGTTGGTATGCTGCCCTGCAGTCTCTACAAAATCAGCGGCACCCTTAAAACACGGGCGGTGGATGAACGGCTGCATAAGCTGATTTCGGCAAAACCCAATGGCTACATGACACCGCAGGAATTCTGGGAACTGGTCATTGTCTGCCTGTGTCTGCGGGGTAATTTTTATGCCTACAAGGTAAAGGCGCTGGGGGAAGTGGTGGAGCTTCTTCCGATAGATCCGGGCAGTGTGGAACCGAAGCTGAACAGCCAGTGGCAGCCGGTTTATCAGGTAACGTTTCCGGATGGTTCCATGGACGTGCTGACCCAGAATGAAATCTGGCATGTGCGCACCCTGACGCTGGACGGACTTGTCGGGCTGAATCCCATTGCGTATGCGCGTGAGGCCATTTCACTGGCAGCGGCAACTGAGGAGCACGGTGCCAGGTTGTTTGGTAACGGCGCTGTGACATCCGGCGTGTTGCGTACGGATCAACAACTTTCTGATCAGGCTTATGCGCGTATCAAAAAGGACTTTGAGGAACGGCATGTCGGGCTGGGAAATTCTCATCGTCCGATGATTCTGGAAATGGGGCTGGACTGGAAAACGGTGGCACTGAATGCCGAGGACAGTCAGTTCCTGGAAACTCGCAAGTTTCAGCTGGAAGAAATCTGTCGCCTGTTTCGCGTGCCGCTGCATATGGTGCAGAACACCGATCGCGCCACTTTCAACAATATTGAAGAGCTGGGGCTCGGATTTATCAACTATTCCCTTGTGCCGTATCTGACCCGTATTGAACAACGGATCAATACAGGGCTGGTCAGGGAGAGCAAACAGGGGAAGTTTTACGCCAAATTTAACGCCGGGGCGTTACTGCGCGGGGATATGAAATCCCGTTTTGAAGCCTACGCCACCGGGATTAACTGGGGAATTTACTCTCCCAATGACTGCCGCGACCTGGAAGATATGAATCCGCGTCCCGGTGGGGATGTCTATCTCACACCGATGAACATGACCACGAAACCCTCCGATGGCAGTAAAGCCGGTAAGCAGAAGGATAACGCCAATGCAGACGAAACAACGTCTTGATGTACCGCTGAGTCTGAAATCTGTCAGTGACTCCGGTGAGTTTGAAGGGTATGGCTCCGTCTTTGGTGTAAAGGACAGCCACGATGATGTGGTGGTCCCCGGTGCCTTTACCACAACACTCGAGAAATGGAGCGAAAAAAAGGCGCTGCCTGCGTTGCTCTGGCAGCACCGCATGGATGAGCCCATCGGTGTGTACACCGAAATGAAAGAAGATGATGTCGGGCTTTATGTCAGGGGGCGATTACTCGTTGATGATGATCCCCTGGCAAAACGTGCACACGCCCATATGAAGGCCGGTTCTTTAACCGGCCTTTCTGTTGGCTACATCCTGAAAGACTGGGAGTACGACCGGGAAAAAGGGGTATTCCTGCTGAAAGAGATCGACCTGTGGGAGGTCAGTCTGGTGACGTTTCCTTCCAATGATGAAGCACGCATCAGCGATGTGAAAAATGCGCTGGCGCGTGGGCAGATCCCTGATCAGAAAATTATTGAGCGAGTCCTGCGCGATGTTGGACTCTCGCGAACCCAGGCCAAAGCATTCATGGCCGGGGGATATGGCGCTTTATCCCTGCGTGATGCTGAGGATGTGGATGTCGCACTGAATGCACTGAAAAATCTTAAATTTTAACCAGGAGTAAATAATGGCTGTTGATATTAAAGACGTTGAACAGGTCGCGCAGGATTTGCAGCAGAAGTTTGACGATTTTAAGGCAAAAAACGACAAGCGCATTGACGCGATCGAACAGGAAAAAAGCAAGCTGGCCGAACAGGTGGAAAGCCTGAACGGGCAAATCAGCGAGCTGGAAAACCTGAAAAGCGATCTTGAGGCTGAGCTGGCTGAAGTTAAGCGTCCGGCAGGCGGCACGAAAAATAAAGTTGCCGGTGAACACAAAGAAGCGTTTATCGGATTTATGCGCAAGGGGCGTGAAGACGGTCTGCGTGAACTTGAACGTAAGGCGCTTCAGGTGGGCAATGATGAAGATGGTGGTTATGCCATTCCGGAAGAACTGGATCGTACCATCCTGACGCTGCTGAAAGATGAGGTGGTGATGCGCCAGGAAGCCACCGTGATCACCCTCGGTGGCTCGGATTATAAAAAACTGGTGAATCTGGGCGGCACTAAGTCCGGATGGGTGGGGGAAACGGATACGCGTCCGGAAACCGCCACCTCAAAACTGGGGCTGATTGAACCCTTTATGGGGGAAATCTACGGCAACCCGCAGGCCACCCAGAAAATGCTCGATGACGCTTTCTTCAATGTGGAAGACTGGATCAACAGTGAGCTGGCGCTGGAATTTGCCGAACAGGAAGAAATGGCCTTTACCAGTGGCGACGGCAGCAAAAAACCAAAAGGTTTTCTGGCTTATGAGTCCACCGATGAAGATGACAAAACCCGTAAGTTTGGCAAACTTCAGCATATCGCTTCCGGTGCGGCTTCCGGCGTGACCGCTGATGCGATCATTAAACTGATTTACACCCTGCGTAAGGCGCACCGCAGCGGCGCGAAGTTCATGATGAACAACAGCAGCCTGTTTGCCATTCGTCTGCTGAAGGATAACGACGGAAATTATCTGTGGCGTCCGGGTATTGAGCTGGGTCAGCCTTCTTCTCTGGCAGGGTATGGCATCGTTGAGAATGAGCAGATGCCGGATATTGCCGCCGATGCAAAAGCCATTGCGTTTGGTAACTTCAAACGTGGCTATACCATCGTTGATCGCATCGGTACCCGTATCCTGCGCGATCCGTACACCAACAAACCGTTTGTGGGTTTTTATACCACCAAGCGAACCGGCGGTATGCTGGTGGATTCTCAGGCGATTAAGCTGATGAAAATTGGGGCTGCAACCCGCCAGAAAGCCACTGCGTAATGCGGTTTTTTTGTGCCCGCGTAATGGCGGGCACAGGAGGAAAATATGCTCCTGAAAGAAGAGGAAATTAAATCTCACCTCCGGCTCGATGATGGTTTGTACAGTGACGGCGATTTTCTGAAATTGCTGGCACAGGCGGTACAGAAAAGAACAGAGACATACCTGAACAGGAAGTTGTATGCACCGGAAGAGACGATTCCGGAAGACGATCCTGACGGGATGCATCTGACTGATGACGTTCGTCTGGCAATGCTGATGCTGGTCAGTCATTTTTATGAAAATCGCTCAACGATCACCGATGTGGAGAAACTGGAAACGCCAATGAGTTTCAGATGGCTTGCTGGCCCTTACAGGATTGTCCCGCTATGAAAATCAGGCAAAGTCAGACCAGTGCCACTTACCTTTTACCGGATCCCGGAGAGCTGAATCGCCGGATAAAGATCCGCCTTCGGGTGGATGAACCCACCGCTGATTTTGGTACGGAGCCAACGTATCCGGAGTCGTTTGATGTCTGGGCAAAGGTGGCTCAGCCAGGCGCTGCCGCTTATCAGGGCTCAGTGCAGACAGAAAATGTCGTTACGCATTATTTTACAATCCGTTTCCGTCACGGCATCACGGCAGATCATGAGGTGGTTTATTACGGTCAGGAGTACCGGATCCGGCGAATACGCGACCTGAACGGTCAGCGACGTTTTTTATTACTGGAATGTGAGGAACTGCGTACAGCGCGACGATGGGGTGAATGCCATGAATCAGACAGCATTTTTACACGTCGACTTTAAACAACCAAAGGAGCTGGAGTTTAATCGTGCCCGTCTGCGGCGGGCATTTGTGCAGATCGGGCGCGTCTATATGCGCGACGCCAGACGTCTGGTGATTAAACGCGGGCGTTCCGGTCCGGGAGAGAATCCGGGATATCAGAGCGGGCGTCTGGCCCGCTCCATCGGTTATTACGTTCCCAAAAAAACGACGCGTCGCCCCGGACTGATGGTGAAAATTTCTCCTAACCAGAAAAACGGGCAGGGGAATCGCCGTTTCCATGAAGGCGCATCCTATTATCCGGCATTTCTGTATTACGGCGTTCGCTATTCGGCGTATGGAATGGATAAAAAGGATAAGCGACAGAAGAAGCACCATTCTTCGACTTTCCGGCTGGCCCCGCGTAATAACTTTATGGCTGACGTTATTGAGCGGCGGCGTCACTGGACGCAGGAACTGTTGTCCCGTGAGCTGCAGCGTTCGTTACGTCCGGTAAAAAGGAAGCATAAATGAAACTGACAACGATAATTGCGGCGTTGCGTGAGCGATGCCCGCGTTTTGAGGATCGTGTTGGTGGCGCGGCGCAGTTTAAGGCGATCCCTGATGCCGGAAAACTGCGACTGCCTGCTGCCTATGTGGTCCCCTCTGACGATGCGCCGGGGGAACAAAAATCACAGACCGATTACTGGCAGGATTTGACAGAAGGCTTCTCCGTTATTGTTGTGCTCAGCAATGAGCGTGATGAAAAAGGGCAGTGGGCAGCCTATGACGCCGTTCATGATGTCCGGAGAGAACTCTGGAAAGCCCTGCTTGGATGGATGCCGGATCCGCAGGGGGGCGAGATTGTTTATGCCGGTGGCACCCTGCTGGATCTGAACCGTTACGAACTGTATTACCAGTTTGATTTTACGGCGAAGTATGAAATCACGGAAGAAGACACGCGACAGTCAGAGGACGTGAATGCCCTGCCGGATTTATCCCTGCTGAGTATTGATGTGGATTACATCGATCCTGGTACTGGCCCGGATGGTGACATTGAGCACCATCTGGAAATGCGTTTCCCTCAGAAATAAGAGTCCCTCATGTTTGTGAAACCCCTGAAAGGGCGGTCAGTTCCTGACCCTGCCCGTGGAGACCTTTTGCCTTCTGACGGGCGAAATGTGGAAGAAAACAGCTACTGGTTCCGCCGTATAGCGGCGGGTGATGTGGTACGTGTTAAACAGGATAAGGCTAAAGAATCATGACAATAAGTTTTAGTGCTGTTCCGTCGAATACGCTGGTGCCGTTGTTCTACGCCGAGATGGACAATTCTGCGGCAAATACAGCGGTGACCAGCGCGCCTGCATTACTGATTGGGCATGCAGGCAACGATGCTGCCATTGAGGTTAACAGCCTGGTGCTGATGCCGTCGGCAGATTATGCCCGTCAGATTTGTGGAGCGGGGAGCCAGCTGGCGCGTATGGTCGAAGTATACCGTCAGACAGATCCTTTCGGTGAACTGTATGTTATTGCGGTACCGGAAGCCAAAGGGGCGGCGGCAACGGTCAGGGTGACGGTTACCGGAGAAGCAGAGGAAAGCGGCACCCTGAGTCTGTATGTCGGGCGCTCCCGTGTACAGGTGCCTGTGGTGAATGGCGATAATGCCACTGCGGTTGCCACCGCGATTAAGGAAGCGGTAAATGGTGTTATCACCCTGCCGTTTACGGCGTCATCTGATGCAGGTGTGGTGACACTGACTGCCCGTCATAAGGGGCTGTATGGTAACGAGCTACCTGTCTGCCTGAATTATTATGGTTCTGGTGGTGGTGAAATTCTGCCTGCGGGACTTCAGGTCGTGACGGAAGCCGGAACTGCAGGTAGTGGAGCACCTGATCTTACCGCCGCTGTTGCCGCTATGGGCGATGAGGTATTCGATTTTATCGGTCTGCCGTTCAACGATGCCGCCTCCATCAATATGATGATGACCGAAATGAATGACAGCAGCGGTCGCTGGAGTTATGCGCGCCAGTTATACGGGCATGTCTATACCGCAAAACTGGGAACGCTGTCAGAGCTGGTTGGTGCCGGAGATATGCATAATCAGCAACATATCACGTTTGCCGGTTACGAAAAAGAAACCCAGTCGCCTGTCGATGAACTGGTTGCCAGTCGCCTTGCCCGTGAAGCGGTATTTATCCGGAATGATCCTGCCCGTCCGACACAGACGGGGGAGCTGGTGGGGATGCTTCCGGCACCGAAAGGTAAGCGATTCATCATGACAGAGCAGCAGACCCTTTTATCTCACGGCGTGGCGACGGCTTATGTGGAAGGCGGCACGTTGCGGATCCAGCGTTCTGTAACCACCTACAAAAAGAATGCGTATGGCGTGGCAGACAACAGCTATCTGGACAGTGAAACTCTGCATACCAGTGCATATGTTCTTCGCAAACTGAAATCGGTCATCACAAGCAAGTACGGACGTCACAAGCTGGCAAATGATGGTACCCGTTTTGGTCCGGGGCAGGCGATTGTCACTCCTGCCGTTATCAAAGGGGAACTTCTGGCGACATATCGTCAGATGGAGCGTGCCGGTATTGTGGAAAATTACGATCTGTTTAAACAGTATCTGATAGTTGAGCGTGATGCGGATAACCCGAACCGACTGAATACGCTGTTCCCGCCGGATTATGTTAATCAGTTACGTGTCTTTGCGGTGGTTAACCAGTTCCGTCTTCAGTATTCAGAGGAGTCAGCATAATGGCAAAGATCGCCGGAACCTGTTTTTTTAAAGTGGATGGTCAGCAGTTATCGCTGACAGGTGGCATTGAAGTGCCGATGAACACCAATGTCCGGGATGATGTTGTCGGCATGGCAGGGGATGTGGATTACAAGGAGACCTGGCGGTCACCTTACGTTAAAGGCACGTTTAAAGTGCCCAAAAACTTTCCGGTCGACAAAATTACCACATCAGACCAGATGACGATTACCGCTGAACTGGCAAACGGCATGGTGTATGTGCTTTCGGCTGCATGGCTGCACGGAGAGGCTAACCATAATGCCGAAGAAGGCACGGCAGATCTTGAATTCCACGGCGAAGAGGGAGGGTATCAGTAATGGCAATGAACGTTACAGAAATTGTTTTAAAAAAACCGGTGACAGCGCATAACGAAATGCTGCATGTGCTGGAGTTGCGCGAGCCCACGTATGACGAAATCGAGGCGCTGGGTTTTCCTTTCATTATTTCCGGTGAAGGCAGTATTAAACTGGACAGCCAGGTGGCACTGAAATATATCCCGTTGCTGGCGGGGATCCCGCGTTCATCGGCGGCGCAGATGGCAAAACTGGATATTTTTAAGACCAGCATGCAGATCCTGCGTTTTTTTACCCAGTCGGAGACGGGAAGCACCTCCGGAAACGACTCTACAATGTTGCCTGGTTCTGGAAACTGAATCCACTGGAGCTGCGACGGGTGGCTATTTCGCAGTTTACAGAACTGGAAGCCGAGGCCGTCCGCATTAACGAGGAGATGAAGCATGGCTGACAGTTTTCAGCTGAAGGCGATCATCACTGCCGTGGATAAGGTATCGGCACCGCTGAAGGGAATGCAGCGCCAGCTGAAAGGTTTTAAAAAGGAGTTTGCCAGCCTGTCACTGGGCGCAGCGGGTGCCGGAACCGCAGTACTGGGGGCGCTGGCGCTCCCGGTCAAATCTGCCATTGCCCTTGAATCAAAAATGGCGGATGTCCGGAAAGTGGTGGATGGTCTGGATACGCCGGAAGCGTTTAAGGCAATGACGGAGCAGGTGCGCGACCTGTCAACAGAGCTGCCCATGTCGGCGGAAGGTATCGCCGAAATTGTGGCGGCGGGTGGTCAGGCTGGTATCGCCCGTGACGAGCTGATGCAGTTTACTGACGACGCCGTGAAGATGGGCGTGGCTTTTGACACCACGGCAGAAGAATCCGGTCAGATGATGGCACAGTGGCGCACTGCCTTTAAACTGACACAGGGAGAGGTGGCAGGACTTGCGGACAAGATTAACTATCTTGGTAATACCGGTCCTGCAAGTGCGAAAAAGATTTCTGATGTTGTGACCCGTATTGGCCCTTTAGGCGGTGTTGCGGGTGTGGCCTCCGGAGAGATTGCCGCAATGGGGGCAACCATTGCCGGAATGGGGGTGGAGTCAGAAATTGCTGCGACGGGGATAAAGAATTTTATGCTGTCGCTGACAGCGGGGAATTCTGCCACCAAATCGCAGAAAAAAGCGCTTCGCCTGTTGCGCATTGACCCGAAAAAACTGGCGGCGGATATGCAGAAAGACGCCCGTGGGACCATGCTGCACGTACTGGATTCTCTGGCGAAAGTGCCGAAAGAAAAACAGGCTGCTGTGTTGAATGCGCTGTTCGGGAAGGAATCTCTGGGAGCCATTGCGCCGCTACTCACGAATCTGGATTTGTTGCGAACCAACTTTAATCGTGTGGCGGATGCGCAGCAGTATGGCGGCTCAATGCAGAAAGAATATGCCGCCCGTGCCGCGACGACAGAAAATCAGTTGTTGCTGCTGCAGAACCAGGTCAGTGCGATTTCTTCCACGCTGGGGGAAACCTTCCTGCCTTCACTCAATGAAGGCATAAAAGAGATGAAGCCTTTTCTGGAGGAAGTGCGCACGTTTGTCAGAGAAAATCCTGAGGTCGTAAAAACCATCGCGAAAACGGGGCTGGCGCTGCTGACATTTGGTGTTGCCATTGGCTCGCTGTCGCGGATGGGAAAAATCCTTAGTGGCGTGATGAATATGACGCCGGCAAAGGGATTAATTGCGCTTCTCGTCGGTGGCGCATATCTCATAATTGATAACTGGGAAACGGTCGGTCCGGTTGTGAAAAAAGTCTGGCAGGAGGTTGATCTGGTTGTCAGAGCAATGGGGGGATGGGAACAGGCAGTAAAAATAATAGCAACGGTTTCTGCCCTGTATATTGGTGTGAAGGCGGTGGCAAGTATTCGTGCGGCAACAGTCGCCCAGAATCAATGGACAGCGGCGGCAGGAAAAACAGCGCTGAAATTAAAGGGCCTCGGAAAGATCAGTCTGATTGGTGGATTGCTTGAACTGGGCATGATGGCGCAGGAGTTTGAAAAAGAACATCCCTGGCTTGTTAAAAATTTTGTGGCTGATGCACTGAACAGTGGATTTGGTCTGAATGATAAGTTCGACGAGTGGGGCAAACAGCTCCATGATTTTGTCTATGACATGACCGGATGGCAGATACCACGTGGTGATGGGTATTTATCTCCCGATAAACGCTACACCCCGAATGTATCACTGGAAAGGAATCAGCTGTTAAGCCTTGCATCTTCACCGGCAACCCGCAGCGAACTTAAGGTGACGTTTGACAACGCGCCGCCTGGAATGCGCGTTATCGATTTGCCGAAAACAGGCGATCCCTTTATGAAAATCACCCATGACGTTGGGTATTCACCTTTCAGGCGTTAACAATGGGGTATCAGAATGGATTTTCCCTCCTTACCTTCTTTGTCCTCTTTGTTTTCTTCATCTTCCGGAACGACCTGGCGCGATAATCTTTATGACGCTTCATTTCGTGGCGTTCCGTTTTCGGTGGAGAGCGACGAGGGGGTGTTCGGACGTCGCGTTCAGGTCCATGAATATCCAAACCGTGATAAACCGTACACGGAGGATCTCGGGCGTGCCACGCGACGGCTGACGATTAATGCGTATCTCGTTGGTGATGATTACGCAGAGCAGCGCGACAGGCTGATTACAGCGATTGAAACCGCCGGGCCGGGGACGCTGATCCATCCGCAGTTCGGTGAAATGCAGGGCTGTATTGACGGGCAGGTAACCGTTTCTCACTCCGGCACTGAAGGCCGTATGTGCCGGGTTTCATTTCAGTTTGTTGAGAGCGGGGAACTGTCATTTCCGGTCGCCGGAGCTGCAACCGCCAGAAAACTGGAGGAGTCGTCCGTATTCCTGGACGAGTTGATTGAAGACATGTTCGGCGATTTTGATCTCGCGGGAATGCCGGACTTTATTCAGAACGATGTTATTGCCCGGACGACCGATATGCTGGGAACCGTTCAGACAGCTTTCAAAATGGTTAATTCGGCTGTTTCTGCCGGAGCGAGACTGCTGCAGGGCGATTTATCCGTCATTCTGATGCCGCCGTCGGTTGCCAGTGATTTTGTGCATATGTTGCAGGATACCTGGCGGGCCGGAACCAGACTGGTGGATAACACACAGGATCTGGTGCAGTCCATAACAACAATGTCCGGTATTACGCTGGATCCAGGACTGGCACCGCGTGCGGTGTGGCCCACAGATTCCGCATCGGTTGTGAGGCAAAAACAGCAGACAAATCTGGTGGCAGCCGTCATCCGGACGACGGCAATCAGCGAGGCTGTAAGGGCGGTATCTTCACTGCCGCAACCCGGAAGTCTGGTGAAAAATCAGCAGGCGGTTGTGGCTGTTGGTGGTTCCACTGAACGTCAGTCCGATATTATTCATGTTTCTCATCCGGCGCTTGGCAGCGTGGCAGCCAGCACAGAACAGGATGAAACAGCGCAACCACCCACGCGGGAAAAACTTACCATCATACGCGAATCGCTGAATGCGGCGATTGAACAGGAGCTCAGACGCACGATGGACGACGGGCTGTTTTTTCAGCTGACGTCATTACGTACAGAGCTGAACCGGGATATTCAGGCGCGTCTGGTTCAGACGGAGGAAACCGCAGAGCGAACGCCAGCGGAGGTGCTGCCTGCACTTGTTCTGGCTGCGTCATGGTACGACGATGCGTCCCGTGAAACAGATATCCTGGATCGAAATGCCATCTCCCATCCGGGCTTTGTTCCGGTCAGGACATTAAGGGTACCCGTCAGATGAATAATACCGTTTTACTTCGGGTTTCCGGTCGCGAATGGGGCGGCTGGACATCCGTCCGTATCAGTGCGGGCATTAACCGTATTGCCCGGGATTTTAATGTTGCCATTACCACCCGCTGGCCCGGCAGCCGGGATTATCAGCCCCGGATAAAAAATGGTGAGCTGGTTGAAGTGCTTATCGGGGATGAGCCCGTGCTCACCGGATATGTGGAGGCACTACCGCTTCGTTATGACGCGAGCAGCGTCAGTATGGGGGTTGTCGGGCGAAGCAAAACAGCCGATCTGGTTGATTGCTCTGCTTTGCCACTCCAGCAGAGCGGAAAAAACCTGCTCAGAATAGTCACTGAACTGGCTGCGCCATTTGGCATCACTGTTGTTGATGCTGGCGTGCCTCAGACAGCGGTGATTGATGCACAGCCAGAACACGGCGAAACTGTTGCCGATTGTCTTAACCGGTTGCTGGGGCAGGTTCAGACGCTGGCTTATGACGATGAATGCGGGCGACTGGTTCTTGGGAAACCCGGAACAGGCAAAGCGGCGACGGCACTGGTGCTGGGAGAGAATATTCTTTCCTGTGACACGGAAAGAAGCATCAGAGAGCGGTTTTCTGAATATCAGGTCAGTGGGCAGCGCCCGGGCAACGACGATGATTTTGGTGAGGCCACCATTGCCGCAATACGTCAGACCATTCAGGACAATGGCGTGACCCGTTATCGCCCTTTGTTGATTCAGCAGTCAGGCACAGCAACGACAGCAACCTGTAAGGCCCGTTGTGAATTTGAAGCGCGCCAACGGGCTGCGCTTACCCGTGAGACAACATATACGGTTCAGGGCTGGCGGCAGGGCAGTGGCGCGTTATGGCGTCCGGGGTTATCTGTCATCGTTTTCGACCCGCTGAATAATTTTGATAATGATGAACTGGTGATCGCAGAAGTTACCTATAACCAGGACGACCGGGGCACGACGACTGAATTACGGGTTGGCCCGGCAGATGCTTATCTCCCCGAGCCTGTTACCGCCAGGAAGAAAAAAAATGTTGAGGAGGATTTCTGATGAACGGGTTTTCTCTTCGCAATCTGATTTCCCGGGCTGTCATCACGGCGGTGGATTCCGCCAGAAAGTGTCAGTCTGTAGGGTTGAAAATGATAGCCGGAGATCAGAAACAACACGTTGAGCACCTTGAACCTTATGGTTTTACATCTGCCGCACAGAACGGTGCTGAGGGCGTTGCTTTATTTCCGGCGGGCGATCGTTCTCATGGTGTGGTTGTGGTCGTGGCTGACAGACGTTACCGGCTGAAAGGACTGAAACGTGGGGAAGTGGCGCTTTATGACGATCTGGGACAGTCCGTTGTCCTGACCCGTTCCGGTATTGTGGTGAACGGGGCCGGGAAGCCCATTATTTTTCAAAACGCGCCTAAAGCGCGCTTTGAAATGCCGGTCGAATCCACCGCCGATATTACTGACAATTGCGACAGTGGCGGACTCAGCATGCAGCAAATGCGGCAGACCTACAATGCCCACAAACACACCGAAAATGGTGATGGTGGCGGGATCACTGACACGCCGGATCAACCGATGGGCTGAAAATCATGATGATTAATGTTAACGGGCGACCCGTGTCGACCGGGGCTTTGCTCGACCTTCTGACGCGTGCTGTGATTATTTCGCTTTTTACCTGGCGGCGTGCCGGGCGGGATGATGATGCACCGCAGATATTTGGATGGTGGGGGGATACCTGGCCTGCTGTTCAGAATGATCGCACGGGGTCGCGTCTGTATCTGCTGCGACGCAGCAAGCTGACAAATAAAACCCCGCAGCTTGCCAGAGATTATGCCCGTGAGGCGCTGGCGTGGATGGTGGAGGATGGTGTTGCTTCCCGTCTTGATATTAACGCTGTCCGGACCGGGACAGACTCGCTGACACTTGCCATTACCATTTACCAGCGTGACGGCAATATTCACAACATTATTTTTGATGATATCTGGAGTGAACTGAATGGCTGACAGTCAGTTTTATCGCCCCGGCCTTCCGCAACTTATTTCTATGATCCGGAGCGATTTATTAACCCGCTTTGAGCAGGATACGCTGCTTCGTCGTATGGATGCGGAAGTGTATGCCCGTGTACAGGCTGCAGCCGTACACACGTTGTACGGGTATATCGATTATCTTGCCAGAAATCTGTTGCCGGACATGTGTGATGAAGACTGGTTGTACCGGCACGCCAGAATCAAACGCTGCCTGCGAAAAGATGCGGTGACAGCCCGGGGATTTGTGCGCTGGGATGGCGTAGAGGGAACACCTGTATTGCCAGCGGGAACGCAGATCCAGCGTGATGATCAGGTGACCTTCACCACGACGGCGACGGTGACCGCAGCCGATGGTCTTCTCCGGGTGCCTGTTGTGGCAGATGAACCGGGGGCGGCGGGGAATACGGATGATGGTATTGCCATGCAACTGGGAACACCCGTCAGTGGTCTGCCGTCCACAGGGTACGCGGACACCATTACAGACGGTGAAGATATTGAAAATCTGGAAATATGGCGTGCCCGCGTTATGGAACGTTATTACTACATTCCACAGGGGGGCGCAGACCCTGATTATGTTATCTGGGCGAAAGAAGTTCAGGGTATTAACCGTGCATGGACTTTCAGACACTGGAAAGGCATTGGAACGGTTGGCGTGATGGTGGCGACAAACGATCCGGAACATCCGGCTCCGGATGAAAGCGTCATTAATGCAGTCAGAGAACACATTCTTCCTCTGACACCGGTTGCCGGAAGTGGATTGTATGTATTCGGTGCCACAGAAAAAGTCATCCCGATGACGATTGCATTATCGAAAGACACACCGCAGATCAGGACTGCAATAAAAGCAGAGCTGAATGCACTGATGTTACGGGATGGTGTGCCAGAGGGGCGTATGTATCTGTCCAGAATCAGTGAGGCCATCAGTTTGTCTGCTGGTGAAGTGGCTCACCGGTTAATCGTCCCTTCATCGGATATTGACCTGGGGGAGACCGAGCTTCCGGTGCTCGGCGAGATCACCTGGCAGGCTTATGACCCGGCAAGGAGTAAATAATGGATTCGTTACAGGATGATTATACAAAGCTGCTGTACGGACTGATGCCGCCGGGGCCTGCATGGAGCGATACCGACGGCGTGCTTGATGGTCTGGCACCATCGCTTGTACGTGTTCATCAGCGGACTGATGAACTGATGGCTGAAATCGATCCTGGTCAGTCAACAGAGCTGATTGAACGTTATGAAGAATTGTATGGTTTACCTGACACCTGCTCTCCTGTTGGAGCCCAGACATTACGCCAGCGTCAGCAACGGCTGGAAGCAAAAGCCAATGTGGCTGGTGGCATAAATGAGCAGTTCTTCCTGGAGCAGCTTGAGGCGCTGGGATATACCGGCGTGACGATCGAACAGTTCCAGCACCTGGATGCAAGCCCCGATCCGGAATGGGGTGATCGCTGGCGTTATTTCTGGCGTGTGACGTTGCCGGTGGATGCCGGTGCTCAGTGGCAGACATGTTCGGACACCTGTAACACACCGATCCGGACGTGGGGTGATACGGTTGCGGAGTGCGTGATTAATAAATTATGTCCGTCGCATACTGTTGTCCTTTTTGCATATCCGGATGAGTCTGGTGAAGGGCAACAAGCCGCCCTGACTATAAACAGCCTCTCCTTTCAGGCCGGACACAAGACGACTGAGCCATTAGCGATTAATCATACAGGTGTTCATTTTGCGGTTGTTCCGGCACTGACAGGTAAGCCGCTGACAATTAACCGGATTAACTTTTATGCCGCCCGTCCGATGGCAGAACCACTGGTACTCAGCAGGGCGCAATTGCACTCAGGTCTTCCGACAACGGACCCCATGACCATGAACAGCGCACAGTTGCAGACGGGATACAGGACCCGCTCCCCCGTACCGGTTAACAGTATGCAGTTGCAGACAGCCAGCAGAACCCGTGAACCGTTATTGATTAATCACCCGGGACTGCATTTTGCTGTGGTCACGTCCGAATGACATAAAATAAAAGGAGAGCCGCTTTGAATATTATTAAACTCGAAAGTTTTCGACAAATTCCGGCGAATGAGGGATTGTGCGAGAACTATTATTCAACAAATATTATTTCAGCACTGAACGAAAACGGTGTCACGCTTATCAATGATATGTCCGGTTCTGTAACATCCGTCTGTCGTGGCACTCAGGCCGTAAATACTGTAGAAAGAACGGGGCTGATTTTTACGACACCCTCATATGTCACACTGTATAGCACACTTCCGGACTTAAAAGCCTCAGCTGTACAGCTGGGATTTCGTCTGACATTAAGTGCGGGAAAGAAATATTCATCTTCGCCATCCCACATCAGGATTAATGGCTATTCATTTACAACCCCGTATCCTGATGAAGCAGCCAGTTATTACTATGAAATTTTCGCAACGCGAAACGAAAACGGCTATGTCTCAGCCAGTCTGTACTGCAACCGCTCATTAGTTGGAAATACATCGTTTTATGTACCAGATGACCGGACTGACAAAATTCAGGTGAGTATTGGTGGTGGTAACAATATTTTTTCATCGGGTGCATCCGGCACGTTAATGCTGGGTGATATGTACTGTGGAACAGTGGCATACGGAAAAAATAACAGCGCGGAACCCGCCCTGCTCGGAAGCATTGAGGTCAGATACAGCCCGGTAACGGCATTTACCGGTGGAAGCGCCAAAAACTCACTGAATAAAGATATTGTCACGGGGCTGAACACCTCTGACAGCGAGGCCGGATATCTGATGCTCTCGCCGTCCCTGAATGCAGCACAGGCCACGTTTGGTGCGGTGGATAACAGCAACAGTGATGTTGTGGCCGTTATGGCCTCGGTCACTTACCGCGGTGCTGATGCCCCCAATAACCGCCTGGCCTGGAAAGTGAAAAATGGCAGCCATGCAGGCGCAACGATTACAGAGAATGGCGTACAAAGCGACACAAACAGCTGGACGACTGTCTCACAGAGTTTTATGGCCCAGCCAGGCGGAGAAACGCCTTTCACAAAGGGTGAACTGACTTTCACAGCGGAATTGTTTAATCAGGCAAGGACATAATTCTGATATTTAATTCACGGGAGGTTTAATATGCACAGAATTGACACTCCGACAGCAGTTAAAGATAAATTTGGCCCGGGCAAGAACGGATTTACTGACGGGAATATTCGTACAGGGCGTCATGCCACCTGGCTGAACAGTGCCATGTGGGATGCTCTTCAGGAGGAAATCTGTGGTGTCATTGAGAAGGCCGGGATAAAACTGAATAAAGAGGAACACAACCAGTTATATAAAGCCATATTATTACTGGTTGGCGGTGCGATTAACGAAGAGGCATTGCTGATAAAAAATAATCTTTCGGATATCGAAGACAGTGATGAGGCTGTTGAAAACCTCGGATTAAAACCCACGGTGGATAAGGCAAAAAATGCCGTTCAGCGTGATGGAGACACCATGACCGGGGAGCTGAAAATCCGTGGCGTTAATGCACTGAGGATTTTCAACGAAGCCTTTGGTCTGATTTTTCGTCGTTCGGAAGAGTGTCTGTACCTCATTCCTACCCGGGAAAATCAGGGCGAGAGTGGTGATATTGGGCCGCTACGCCCCTTTACGCTTAATCTCAGGACCGGTCGCATAACTATGGGACATGGTCTGAATGTTACAGAAGATGTATTTGCAGGCCGTTTTGCGATTAACAGCAGTAACGGAACGTGGATTCAGATGCGTGACAACAACGTTATTTTCGGGAAAAACAGGATAAATACTGATGCTGCTCAGGCGCTTCTGCGTCAGGATCATGCAGACAGAAAGTATTTCCTGGCTGGTCTTGGGAATAAGCAGTTTGGCATTTACATGATAAATAATAGCCGTACGGATAATGGTACGGACGGTCAGGCGTATATGGATGATGCGGGAAACTGGCGATGTGGGCATCAGGTTATACCGTCAGACTACGGAAACTTTGATACCCGCTACCAGACCAAAACAGGTGGCGTACAGAATTTTCAGTATACCAGTGAGGTGTTTTACAACCCGGGCGGGAACGAGCACAGCTGGACGTTTCGAGCACCTTCTGGTTGTGTTTTGTCAGGCATTAATGTTCAGGATACTGGCCGTAACTCTGCAGACAATATCGGTGGCGTGTATTACAAACAGGCTCAGATTTATATTAATGGTGCATGGCGATCTGTATCAGGTTAATTAAGGAGAAAATAATGGAACTCTCAAACATTACGCGTTACTACCCTGAAGACATGCCTTATGGTGACGGCATTCAGTATTTCCGTAGTGAAGACGGGCAGGATTTTTATGAATCACTGGATAAATTCACGAAGAAATACAAGCTGTGCACGCATCCTGAAACCGGCGTTATTTATTCCGTGGCGGAAGATGTATCCCGTCTTTATCCCGTTGGTTTTACCATTGTGGAAGTGGATGAACTACCGGATGGCTTTTGTATAGAGGCGCGCTGGTATTATAAAGACGGCGAAGTACTACCGGTCCCTGTTGACTACAGGCAGCAGGCAGAGTCGGAGCGTGCACGTCTTACTGCGATTGCCGAACGGGAAATATCCGATAAGAAGACGGATTTACTTTTGGGAATCATCGGTGATGAAGAAAAAGAAAAGCTGACAGTCTGGCGCATTTACGCGAAATCGCTGCAGGCGATGGATTTCAGCACCATCACTGATAAAACCTCATATAACGCCATTGAATGGCCCGTCTCTCCGGAAGCCTCTTCCTGA